AAGGAAAAAGATTTCTTTGGGATCTGACATAGAACAAACTTCATTTGCAAAGACTCCAAGCTTTGGGTTAAATCGTGCTCTAGGAGGGGGTCTTCCCTACGGTAGACAGGTTTTGATCTATGGAAATAAGTCATCTGGAAAGTCCTCGTTTTGCCTACAAACAATTGCTCAGGCTCAAAAAGAAGGGAAGGTTTGTGCATGGATAGATGCAGAAATGACCTATTCACCAGAATGGGCAGAAGCTCTTGGGGTAGACAACTCTACTCTTATTCATTCCACCGCTCGTACAATGAACGACATGGTAGATGTTGGTACAGAACTTATGAAAGCAGGAGTAGATATTGTCGTTGTAGATAGTATCTCAGCACTGCTTCCAGCAATTTATTTTGAGAAAGATTCTACAGATCTAAAGCAGTTGGAGAATACAAAACAAATCGGGGCAGAGTCAAGAGACATGGCTAATGCTGTCAAGATGCTTAACTATGCAAACAATCAAGTAAAGCCAACACTCTTAATATTTATCTCACAGATCAGGAACAACTTTGGGTCTATGCATGTCTCTCATGAACCAACTGGTGGTCATGCAACTAAGTTTTACTCATCAACAATAATTAAGTTATTCTCCAGTCAATCAGATAATCAAGCAATTAAGGGTAAGACCTATGTTGGAGATAAGGTTATTGAAGAAAAGGTTGGTAGAAAAGTTAGATGGGATGTTCAGTTCTCGAAAACAAGCCCTGCTTTCCAAGGTGGGGAGTATGACTTTTACTTCAGAGGACTTGACGTTGGGGTTGATACCATAGCAGACTTAGTTGATACAGCAGAGATGCTAGGTTTTATTGAACGCGGTGGTGCGTGGTATACAGTAGAAGGAGAACGTTATCAAGGAAGAGATAAGTTGGTCATGGCAGTAAAAGAAAACCTAGATATTCAGGAAGCTTTGATAGAAAAGATTGCCAATGCGTAAATTCTCAACATATAATGGATTGTTTACCTGTCAAAAATGCAAGAAAGAAGTTCTAGAAGCAAGGCTATACCAAGAAACGCTAGACTTTACTTGGATGTGCGAAGATAGACATCTATCAAAGGTAAACTTTCAGTCAAGGGGTTATTGATGGCAACTAATAAAACAGAAGCCTCAGAACTTAAAAGAATGGGTGCAAAGGTACACAAGAATTCTGGTCGCGGCATGATCAAAGGAGATGGAAGTTTGGATGAGTTTGTTGTAGATGTAAAAGAATACAATAAGTCATACTCTGTCTCTATTGATAGTTGGGCAAAGATATGCACAGATGCAATGAAAGTAGATAAGAGCAAGTCTCCAATGCTTCAGCTTGTATTAAGAGATGAAGGAAAGGTTATTAGGCTGTCGGTAATAGAGTGGTCTATACTTGAAGATCTAATAGAGAGGGCAAATAATGTCAACAACGATTGAACAGGTTAGCGGTTTGCATGAGATTGCAGACTACATGGAGGATGATGAGTTGACTCAGGCGTTAGAGTTTATTGCTAAGATAATCTTAAAGCCAGATATTCCTCCCCAGGTTGCTACTATTGAGATTGTTAGGTTGCAGGCAATTGCTGCAAAAATGGCAATGAGGGCAACGTGGATGACCAACGTTGATAAAAGTGATAGATCAAAAAAGAATATATATTACACGGCAGCAGCCGAAATTGATAAGACTGTTGCAGCACTAAAGTTTATACTTAAGTGATACAATTGTTCCCTAACAAGATAGGAAAATAATAATGGCAAAAAATTTTTTAGAAGAAGTAATGGACAAACAACCAGAAGGTCCAATTGATACAAGGGCTTTAATTAACAAGATTGAGTCTGGATACACAGTAAATAGAAAGACTGAGTTTAAGACTAAGAAAACATTTAGTCCGTCAGCACTTGTCTATGGCAATGGAGCATGTGCAAGATACTGGTGGCTCGCTTGGACAGGAGCAGACTTTGAAGATAATGCAGATGCTTATGCTGTCGCAAACATGGGTAGTGGTACAGATGCCCATGAGCGTATCCAGACAGCAATTGAGAATTCTGGAATCATGGTGGAGAAAGAAAAGCGCATTGTTGCACAAGATCCACCCATTTTTGGATTTGCTGATGCTGTAATCCAATGGGGTGAAGAGCAGCCAGTGGTTGAGATTAAGACCATGCGCGAGGAATCATTTGCTTATCGTAAGCACGCCAAGCCACCAAACTATCACCTTATGCAGCTAATTATCTACATGAAGGTTCTTGGCAGAAAGCTCGGGGTACTTCTTTATGAAAATAAAAATTCTCATGAACTGCATGCTATAACTGTAGAGCCTAAAGAAGAGTACATTGCTTGGGCAGACTATGCATTTGATTGGATGCGTAAGGTTAGAAAGCAATGGGAAGAAGGAGATATTCCTCAGAAGACATATCGTTCAAATTCAAAGATCTGTAAAGGATGTCCAGTAGCAGCCTCTTGTGCAGCGGCAGACAAGGGAACAATTAAGATCCAACCTTTGGAGTACCTTGGATGAAAATTTGTGAGTGGTGCTCCAAGGATTTTAATCCTAAAGTAACCTATCAGATTTACTGCTCAGCAGAATGCAGAGAGCTTGCTACTAAAGAAAAAATATCTTATAGGCAACAAATTATAAGAGTAAAAAGTAGATCTGGGAAAAAAAGAAAATGTGCAGGCGGATGCGATACCATAATATCAATATACAATAATAATGGTTTTTGTGGAAACTGCATGGTAAATAAAAGAAAGGTGGACCAAATGCTAAAAGAACTAAGGGGTCTGTTTGATTATGAACAAGAAAAGTGATGCTCTAGGTTTTAACGCTCCAAGTTCATTTTGTGCAATAGATGCAAGCACTCTAAGTCTTGCCTTTGCATTCTTTATTAATGGTGAGTTGGGTAGGTACGGAAAGGTTACATTTTCAGGAAACACAATCTATGAAAAGTTATCTGATACTGCTCACAAAACTATCAGCCTGTTTAAAGCTATGCCAGTGGATTGTCTGGTAATTGAAAAAACAATCTTTGCTAACAGTCCTCAAGTTGCTGCAAACCTTTCCCTAAGTCAGGGAGCACTAATAGGTGGAGCAGCACTTGGGGGTGTTACAAAAATATATGGAGTAGCACCAATGTCTTGGCAGTCATACGTTGGTACAAGACTGTTGACAACTGATGAAAAGCAAAAGATTCGTAATGCCAGCCCAGGTAAATCATCTTCTTGGTATAAAGCTCAGGAAAGAGAACAAAGAAAGCAAAAAACTATATCAACAGTTAATAAAAGGTTTGATATCAATCTTAGTGACAATGATGTTGCTGACGCCTGCGGTATTGGAATGTTTGCTGTTGATAATTGGAAAAAGGTTATAGCAAAATGAGATCAAAAGGTTTACATCTTAGTGAAGCATTCATGAAAAAAAGATATGTTATGGATAAAAAATCTCCAGAAGATATTGCAAAAGAATGTGGAGTTAGTGTACAATTAATTTATCGTCAACTAAAAAAGTTTGGATTAAAAAAATGACAGACATGGTAAACCATCCACCGCATTATACATCTCACCCATCTGGAATAGAAACAATTCAGATAACAGAGCATATGAATTTTTGTCTTGGTAATGCCATAAAATATATACTCAGAGCTGACCTAAAGGGTAAAAAGGTAGAAGATCTTGAGAAGGCAGTTTGGTATATTAACAGGGAGATTGCGAGGGTGAAAGATGGCAAGGCGTAAGCAGGTAGTATTAGCCAATGCTCACCTATATCAAAGGGTTCCAAGCTACACCATGCCTGACGGCAGGGTAATAGAAGATGGAGAAACAATAAAGATCCAAGGTGAGTGGGGATCTAAGTTTAAATTTAAAGAACATGTTGTCAGGACTGATAGTGGGGCAGAGTGGATAGACTGCTTCCAAATTATTGGCGGTCAACTTGCTGGATGGAGATCGTTCAAACCTGATAGAATTAAGCCTATGCCGAAGAAGCGCAGAAAGAATAAAAGGGCTGCATAACTTTGTCACAAGACAAACTTAGAAGATATGCTCAGCCAAATCTTCTTGACAGCAGCAAGAATCAGAAAGAAAAACCTCAAAAAAGAACAGCAGCAAAAAAAAGAGAAGTCCAACAAATGCTTGGAAAAATGAAAGAAGATTCTGGTTGCGTAGATTGTAATACAAAGTATCCATTCTATGTTTTAGACTTTGATCACTCTCGTGGCAACAAGGTTTCGAATATCGGACAAATGTTAGATTATTTTACAATTGAAGACATCCTTAAAGAAGTAGCAAAGTGTGACATAGTTTGTTCCAACTGTCAT